GTGAATTCCATTTGACTTCCTAGGTATCTAATGTTTCCTAGTTCTGACTTATGGTGGAAGTGTCCACTGAGTACTTGTTCGTATCTTTTTAGATAAGTGTAATCTAATCCGTGAGGACAATTGAATCCAGGCTGCATCAATGCACCTTCGATTTCGAAATGACCCCAGCATTGAGTTGCGTTAGAGTTCAATATGAATTCAACGGAATCTGCGTAATTTTCAGGATTAATCCAAGGTACTAATGTAATTGGACATCCATCATACTCTTTAGTAATAGGTTCTCCGATAACATTGATGTTGTTATCACCAAACAAAAGAAGTTCGGGTGAGTTAACATCATTAGTGTTCTTATAATAAGTATCATGATTACCAAGAATCAAATCCATGTGGATGTTTCTCTTTAACATGGGTTCTATGAAGTGTTGTTTGTTTGCTTTTAATGTAGCAAAGTTTACAAACTTCCTTCTATCAAAGTAATCTCCTAAGTGAACAATTTGTTTAATGTTATGTTCATCTAGGTATGGGAAAAATACTTCATCATAGAATCGGCCTTGGTAATTTGACATCTCTACCATATCGGCACGAACTCCACAATGTGTGTCGTTTAGGATTGCAATCTTCAATTTTAAGTTTCTTTTGGTTCAGAGTCAGGAGTCATATTTTCTTCCAACGCTGTTTCTTTTTTGGTTGTGGTTTTTTTCTTACTCTTACGAGGTTCGTAATTGACGTGGTTCATGTTTTCTTTTAACCATTCCACGTTGGTGTTTGTTAATGCAGGGTCATAGTTACCATCGATAGTTTGGAAGGATTCCAATGAAACTGATGATTCCATGATTGATTTTTGTTTGATGAAAACTTGTTTCTTTTCTTTCTGTATTCTTCGTAAGAAAGCATAGTAACAGATTTGAGTAACATATGCGAATGCATTTGATGACTTTTCGATATTGAAGTTTCCAAGATACTGAATGCAGTTTTCGATTGCATCACATATCATTTCATCTCTATAAGTGTAGTTGATGAAGTTGGGTCTTGTAGATAGTCGAGTTGCGATTTTGTAAACGCATTCTCCTATGTACTCTGACATTCTAGGTAAAGTAGTTTCGTTTGCTTTTGCTTCTTTTATTAGTCCAGCATATTCTGCAACTGCAGCCGTAAACTCTTTGTTATTGACGTAGTGTTCGGGTTTCTTCTTTTCTATTTTCATGTACCTATTATACAACGATACTGGGGATTCTGTAAGGGGTTTTCTAAAGTAATTTATTTTTAATTTATTTTTTAAAAACCACTAGACATCTGAGAAATCTATGATAAAATTAATATGTCCCAAGGGGGATATACTATAATAAGGGATGAACACCCATATCTATATCTCTTCCTCTTCCACCAACAACTTCTCTTTCGAAGATTATAATACTAACGCAAATAAGTAAAGTTATACCTATTATATAGTGTTTCATATTAGACCGATTTCTAAGCAGAAATTGATAGTCGCAAATGCAGTCATCATAAATCCAAAGACTACTGCTTGAATAATAGTCGCCCAAACAATCTGTCTCATTGGATGTATTTCTACAATACGTTCCATCCATTGTTCTGAAGGTGAAAGGTTTACGATTTGAAGAAGTTTTTCTTCAGTGGTTTTCATTAATACCCTTTAACGGACATTGAGATAATGAATATTGGTAAAGCGAAAGGAAGAGTCAGCAGTACTAGAAATTCGATAGTGTCGCAAACTTTACATTCAAAGATTGTAACTTCTCTAGCTTTTCGCACCATACTCTTCGCAAAATAAATTGCAGTTGTCATGGTGTTGTTCCTATAAGTTATGATAATAATAAGACATTCATCAAAATGATGATATCGTACGCAGTTATTTAGACAAGATAAAAGTCTAATGAATTATTTTCTTTTCATCAGATGTAACCGACAAAAGATAATCTTCTTCTTCATAGTGTTCCATCTCAAGTTGAGCAAGTTCTTCCTCAGAAACACCGTCCATAATCTCATCTAATTTATCCTTAATGAATTCTCTAGGAGAAGGCATTGAGTTAGTAAGAGGTATGTTTCCATCCTCTACCATACCTAACCACTTTGCAGATGCTTCATCGTAGAACGGAATAAATTGAGTGTTCATGGGACTAGTATGCATTATAGAATCTAATCCTATAGATAGAATTGGGTCGAGTGCAAGTGGAGCGTAAGGTATAAATGTTGCAAGTGTATTCTGTTGTGAGACACGAGTAAGTTGACATACCATGGGTAAGGTTATTTCAATTGTGGTATCGGTATACGAAACCATTCCACAAAGTTCTTGACCTGTTTTTAGTTTTAATACTTCGTAGTTCATTTTAGTTCGAATTGCTTGATGTCATAGTTAAACCCTTCTTCGTTGTATATATTTATACGTTCCTTACAGTGGTTTAGAGTGTAGTTACTACCCCCTATGTCATCGGCAATATCAAACAATCGCATTGAATCTTTGTCTTTACCTTTTCTAAGTCCTCTACCAATAGATTGTAGATTTCTTATTCTTGATTTTGATGGAGATGCAAATATGATATTATCTATCTTCTTGATATTTACTCCAGTTGAGAAAGTTCCGTATGACGCTAGTATGACATTACCGTCACTCTTCTCTACTATCGTTCTTACGTCTTCTCTATCGGTTACATCAGTTCCACCAAATACATAGTGTAACTTATCTCCTAATCTTTTAAACATCTTACCATGTAATACTTCACCATGTTTTTGAACATATTGAAATAGCACAAGTGTGTTTCCTTTTAAATTGTAAACTAAATTGCAAATAAACTCGTTCCTGTTTTCATTCGATACCAAGTAGTCCATTTCCTCTTGGTAGTTTGCGAGTTTCACTTTCTTATGTTTTAGAATAAGAATGTCTATGTTCAGGTTTGCAATTGTTCCTTCTTCCATTAACTCTGCAGTCGTGGTAACTTTCTTAAGAGGCCCGAATAGTCCTTCTAGTTGTAATCTATGAACCTCTGTTCCATCTAGCGTTCCTGTTGTTCCGAAACGTAATGCAGTGTTCTTCATTTTTTCTAGAATACCCTTCAGTACATTTGCTTTAAATAAATGTGCTTCATCACCCACAACCATATCAAACGATTCTAGGGTCGCCTTAGGTGCTTTACTGAACGATTGCCATGTAGTAATGGTTATAGGTGCATCGAATACAGGTTGACCATGGTATATTTTACATATAGGTTCTTTGTATCCATAATCCTCAAAATCCTTACTCATCTGTTCTACCAGTGAAGTTGTCGGAACGATGATTACAGTTTTACAATCGTAGTATCTTGCTAACATATAAATGATAAGAGACTTACCACTTGCAGTAGGTGACAATAATAATTGTCTTCCGTACTTAGTTGCAGTGTGGAATGCATCTAATTGGTAATCTCTAGGTTCAAATGGTAGATTTAAGTCTGCAATGTTGAATTCCTTTGTCTTGTGTTTGTGTCCTAAAACTTCATGGACACCTTCAAACTCATATCCTCTTTCTCTACAGAACTCATCGACATACGGAAGTAGTCCGATATAAATTTTGTGTGTTTTAATAGAGAATAGGTATACCTTACCATCCCACATTCTATTTCTATAAGAAGGCATGAACTTTGCGTTCGGAACCTTAAAGGAAAAGAATTCGAATAACTCCTTCGCAAGTCCATCATCACAATCGACTTTGAGAAATACTTCGTTAACCTTAGAGACGGTTACAGTATCAGACATACGGATGTCCAGTGAACCAACATACTAATGACTTTCTAGTTCCACTTAATATTGGTGTAACTTGATGGTATAAGAATGATGGGAATATAACTACTGAACCTATTGTTTTTGCAGAATGAGATAGTGTTGTTATTGCATCCTGCATATTTACTTGTGGGTTTGTTCCTGTCATTTTATCAAATTGTTTATGAGGTTCTAACCATTGAAAATGTCCACCCTCATAATCATCTTGGTCTGATAACTGAATAGTCATACTTAACTTTCTATGCATTCCATTTCCATAAGGAATCGGCCCTGAATCAGTATGCCATGTATAAAAATCACCCTTCCTTTCAGGTTGTTCACTGTAAATAGTATATTGAGGATTTTCCATGTATTCTATTTTGTGATTCCATCTGCATTCGGAATTTGCTAAGTTAACTGCATCGTGTATTTTTGTGGAAAGATGTTCTGGCATATGATTCTGTTCCATCTCAAACCACTTAACCTTAGAACTACGGATACTTAAGTCCTCTACTCCACCTTCTTGTTCTGCATCTTTATCCTTTGTCGACTGACCAACCTCACCTGCACGGAACTCTAGTTTATCTGATGCATGATGTAAATCTTCTATCTCCTTTCTACTAAAGAACTCAGGTGCTTGCCATACATAATTTTCTAATATCATATTAATTTCCTGCCATGAACTTTCTCCAATCAATTGTATTACGAATTGTTTGGTGTCTCCATGTAATGTTTGTTAGACACTCCTTTAGGAAGTCTATAGTTATTTTTAAGTACTCTTGTTTTGCTTTCAGGTTTTGTAAGTCTGCATCTGCATTGAAAACATAGTGTAAATCTGCTTTCATGATTTTTAAATCAAATTGTTCCCAACCTAACGCTTTAAGTTCTTCGGCTGAAAACTTACCATTATACCACATCCACTTATCTCTAAGTAAAGTATCGTACTTCAATTGGTATTGTTTTTGTAGTATCAACTTACTGGAAAGTAAGTCTAAGTATTTTGCGTGGAGTTTGGGTACTTCAAGTGATGCATTATCCAGTTGGATATCATCTATTTCACAATCATTTTTCCACTCAATTTTTAAATCATCTAGGTTCATAACAATATTTATCTCATATTAAAAAAGGTATTCATGGTCTATTATACCATGAAACAGGGACTTTAACTAGATGTTTTTATATCGTAGAAGGTGAAACGGAACTGAACTTCACAAGTTACTGGTTCTGTTTCTGAACCTGAAAGTAATTCTAGACCACCCAAAGATATTGGGAAAGCATCGTAGAATCTAAAATACCGATTCGGAAGGTTTTTATTTGTGTTAGTGACTAGTGTAATCATAGAAGACGTTTTAAGTGCATCTCCCGACTGATTCGCAACACCTAGTGTATTTTTTGTGCTTCCCGTGATACTTCCGTAATCATCAGGATTGTTTATCGGCACAATTGAAGACATCCAATCGTACATCTCTTTATAGTTTTCAAGGTCTTCATCAACGAGGAAGGTCACATTCAGTGTGTCGAACGAGACCTTATCGCCTGGAAAGTATGCATCAACACCAACCCCTGCAGGTTGCACCACCTCAGTAAAAGAAACGCTAGGAATATTGACTCCTTGGACGTAGTATTCTACTGTCGGAACTTTGTCTATTAAAAGACGAAAGTTATTCTTATTCAGAATTGATTTGTTGATATCAACCATCTAGTTTGGCTATCCTCTTACTTGACGAGGTATCAAAGTAGTCATCACCTCGATACTCTCTAGTTGTAGTTTCTTCACAAAGATATCCATCTTTTCTTAACAATGTAATAGTTTTTCTACTTATTACATCTGTAGTTTCTTTACCATTAGGAAAAGTAATTGCTTCCCATGGCCCTTCCATTACATTCACTTGTTTATCGTACATAATTATCTCCGTGTATTACTATTTATGTTACTTTTCAGTTACAAACTCATTAAGTTGTCTAGCAGTTCTAATAACTTCTTCGCCAGTGATTTCTCTTAAAGGTAAAGGTTTTTTATCATTAGGGAATGAATCGTTGTGTGCATAGATAGCATCAACTTCCCTTTGGTAGTTACTGGTCAAAAGACCTTCTGATAGTGATAATAAGTCGGCTCGGATTTCGAACCCTGATTTTGTTGAATTACTCATATTTTACTCCTGTGTGTATGTGTAAGTACTGTATTGTACCTTGTATTTAGTGCGTAAAAACACTTGACTATGGGTTGCATTTTTTGTTATACTATAAGTATGGAAAAACAAACTATAATTTTTGACGTTGATGGGACTATTGCCGATGTAGAGCATAGGAGACATCACGTTACTCAAAGACCTACTGACTGGAAATCATTCAAAGAACAGACTAGATTTGACACTCCTGTACAATGGGTGTGTGATATTGCAAAAAAACACATTGAAGACGGACACGATGTTGCATTCTTCAGTGCAAGAAACGAGTCACAAAGAAGTCTTACTGAAGCTCAAATCGAAGAGTGGATTGGTAAGGGACATCAAGGATTGTTCTTGAGACCCGAAGGTGATTTCAGACCCGATGAAGTATTCAAGTCCGACCTTGCAGATAAATTCGAAGAGTTCGGTGGCAAGATTGACATCGTCTATGACGACAGGAACAAAGTTGTTGCAATGTGGAAAGCAAGAGGAATCAATGTGATTCAAGTTGCTGAGGGTGATTTCTAAAAGACCTTATTCAAGGCAAAAAAAAAGGTCTCGTAAGAGACCTTTTTCAAACTCGAAAGTTTTAATTTACAGAATGTTAGTAACTGCAAATTTTCTGTAGTACTGGTTAGTACCTGCAGATGCAAGTCCGTCAGCTGGTGTAGCACCAACGAAAGGATTTGAAACCATACCATATCTAGTTTTGAAACCGATTTTTGGTTGGAATGTGTTCTCGCCAACAGCACGAACCATTTGTAATGGAACGTATGGGCAATAGAACATACCTGCATCATACGGATTAGTTCCTCTATAACCAACAGTTAAGTAGTCTGAACCTGCATAAGGGTCAACGTATACTTTAACTCTTCCGTTTAGGATACCAGCAAATGTATTGCCAGTGTCATCTACGTTAAGAGATGTTGATAAAGCAGGTGCGTAATCTAATACTCCTGCCATTGAAAGAGCAGATGCTACGTCTGAAGAACATAGAATAAAGTTTCCTTTACCTCTACGAGTATCTTTAGCGATTGCATTTGATTCTCTTTCTATTTGGAACAATAATCCTTTAAATTTCTCAACAGACCATCTTCCGTTAGCATCAACATCTAAGTTGAATGTTCCAGCGGTTGCAGCTGCCTGAGCACCTGTTTTAGCTTGGATGTTGACATTTCTGACAACTTCACGGTTAATTTCTGCAAGAATTTCTGATGAAAGAATATTTGCTAATTCTGATTCTGCATCAAGACCGTGGATTGCTTTAAGGTCTTGTGCTAATTCTAGTGTGTATTCTGCTTTTAATGCTCTTGACTTAGCAGTAACTGTGGCTTTCTCAATAGAGAAACCCATCTGAGCGAAACCGTTAGACGCTTCTACGTCACCGAGTGCTTCTGCGTTAGCAGTAGACATCCCAGCACCTGTATCACTAGCATAAGAACCGTTGAACGGGTCTCCTGTTTGTGCGGCAAGTTTTCCAGCTGCAGTAGGGTTAACGCCGGCAGAGTAATCACTCTGTACTTCGTCAATTCCCATTGCTTCAGATTTAGTTAAACGTGTTCCTGATGGATAATCATTATATCTTGCTTTCATAGCAAAGATTAATCCAGTAGGGCCAGTCATTGGTTGAACTCCACAAATGTCGTACGCAACGAGATTTGGCATAGCACGTCTAACTAGTGAGATCAAAATCGGATCCCAGTTAGAAACGCCTGTTCCAGTAGCATTTAAAGGTGCAGCTTCTTGTAGATTTTGTTCTGCAAGGGCTTTCTCTTGGTTTTCCAAGATTACTGCAGTAACGGCACGTTTGTAGTTGTCTTCGATTTTAGGTAAATCGGAGTGTTCTAGAATCGGCTGCCACTTCTCTTGTAAGTTTTCTGATAAAAACATTTTATTTTTCCTTTAAATTAAACTCTAACCTAATGGTTGAAGTTTTGTTATTGCTGAAGAGTACTTGGCCATTGTTGGGTCTACTTTACTTGAAGTTTCCACTTCAAATTCATTTTCACCATCAACAACTAAGGTCTCAGTAACTACCTTTTCACCTTCTGCAGGGAAGTAGGCACTTTTGATTTCAGCAATCTTCTCTTGGAAGTCTGCTTCGTCTTTGTAATCTACTCCTTCAGCAAGTGAAGATAGTTTTTCTTTTTGCGTATCAGTCAAGTCCGAAGACGCTTCTGACACAACATTTCCTCTCTTAAGTGTATCTAACTCTTCAACGATTGCCATGTTTTGTGACACTTCACCGTCTAGTTTAGCTTCCATCTCTTCGAGACGATTTGCGAGTTCGTCCATGACATCGTACTTATCTTCAGGAACGTCAACATAATGTTCTACGAACAATGTTTTCAAACCTTCGATAAAGTTTTCTGTCATTTCTGACCTCAAACCACGTTCTATTGCAAGTTCGTTTTCTTTCGTCCACTCTTCTGCACAATATGTTAAGTACTTATCAACTGCAACCGTAAGGTCACCTTTAACAGACTCAACTGTAGTTTTTAATTCTTCTTGATATTTAGCATCAAGTTCTTCTTTAACTTCCTGTACTTTTGATTGTACAGCAGCTTTGAAGATAGTTTTTGCTTTTTCAGCATTTTCTTCTGATAAGTCTAATGCTTCTGAGATTGCTGATAGGTCGTCATCTATTTCAATCTCGACTAATGAAGATTCAACATCAGCAGAAACTTCTTCTGCGACTGCATCTTCTTCTATAACTTCTTCAGATACTTCAGACATTGACTCAAGGATTTCTCCTACTTTGTCTTCGTCCATTGATTTCAAAGACTCAACAACTGCTCTTGCAACTTCTGCTTTAGTCAAACTCTCGTCCTCTTCAGATTCAGATATTGTAGACAACACTGATTGAAGTTCTTCCTTAGTCATTTCCTTCATATTGTTGACTATAGCTTTAATTGATTCCATCTTTGAAGGTTTTGCATCTTCTTTGATTTTCTCTTGCTTTTCAGCCTTACCAGCACCTTTCTTCTGAGGGTCACCTTCGTTTGAAGGAACTTTCTTCTCAGCGTCTTTTACTGCTTTAACTGCTTTGTCAACAGGATTGGTTTCAACTGGGACGACTTCCGCTTTACCTGACTCAATTGAGGCAGCATCGGATGAACCTTGTTTGACTGGTTTTTTGTCACCTTTTTCAGCTTTAGCGTCAGGTTGCCCTGCCTCTAGAACTGTTTCTACAGTTTCGTCAACTGTAAGGTTATTTTCTAACTCTGCCATTTTTTTCTCCTGTTTTAATACTTTAATGTATTACTTTATTTTATTTATATGTTATAGACTCTCAACGAACCTTTTCCATAGATTTAACTTAGTTTCTTCTAACTTATTTAGTCTTGCAGATTTAAGTGTTCTTTGGAAGTCTTCTGCTTGGTGAGCAGTCAACACTCCATTTTCACCCATAATCCACTCAACACCTTCCATTATTCCTTCGACAAACGCCTCAGGAGCAGATGGGTCTGCAACGATATCGCCTGCAGTTGCAAGTTGAAAATCGTCTTTAACATATTGTGCATTTCCCTTTTGTTCTAAAGAACCAAGTCCTCTAGAAGATACTCCGAGTTTTGCACCATCATTAATGAGTGCTTTCACAATCTCACCATTTGGAGTACTTAAAACCTTTGCCTTACCAATATAGTTTTTACCTTCTAAGGTTAAACTTTGGATAAGATGCGATACTTTATCTAAATTAATAGTTGGCCCTTCAGGGTGTCCCAATTCGCCAAATGCACGAGACTTTTCAACAAACTCTTTGTTGTAACGGTCTACTTCCTTCTCCATAATCGCTTTTGGATAGACTCTGCCGTTTCTGTTTTTAATGTCTGCCTGCATAAAGACACCTTCTATGAAGTAGTCTTTTTTGCCATCTTTTGATTCCGTTATGATGGGCGCAATCGAATCGTTAAACTCTGCTATTAATTTCATTTACTATTTCCTCTATTGTTACATCAAATTCTTCACCCATGTTCGTCATAATCTTTTTGATGTCTTTAAATTCTTTCTCTGCACTCTTTAGGTCTTTATAAGGACTAGTCCCTGTAAAGTTTTGACCATTTACAAATGCGTGTACTTTACCTTTACTCATCGCAAAAATGATGTCAACATTTTTACCACCAATTTTTACCATATCAGTCTTGAGTTCTTTATGTCCTGAAGGAAGTTTAAACTTCGCTTCTTGCAACTCTTGTACCATAGTAGTAAAACTTTTCATGTTAGCCTTCTTCTTCTGTCTGAGTATCCATCCAATTAGTTTGACTTTCTACTCTTTTAAAGTCTACTGATTGTGCAGCTTTTTCTTTAATACCTTGATGTATTAGGTCTTTTGCACCCTGCAATTCACCCTTTTCAATTGTATCAACTATTTCTTTTGCTATTTCACTCATTTATTATCTCCAATTTCGTTCGAATCATAAAATCCGTCATTATCACCACTATCACCATCAGACTTTTCGTCTTCGATTTGTCCATCAATTAACTTGATGTCCTCTTCAGTTTGTCTTAGGATATACTTTCTGACATACTCTTTACTGAAGTATTGTCCTACATATTCCTGAGCAGTTTGTAGTGCATCTAGTCTCTCTTTAAAAATCTCTTGTTCTTTTAATTCTGTAAAGTGGTTATCGGCAGTGAAATCATATTGAACAAAGTCTCTAAACTTGTCAAATTCTTCACCACTTACTACCTCTTTAAGAATTAACTGAGTTCTTAAAAGGTCTGTAAATACTCTAGCAAACTTCTTCTGAAGTCTGTTAGTGAACTTATTAAACTTAAGTTCGTCTCTAGAAATTTCTGAAGACCGACCCATATTGAATCCGTTTTCAGCTTCCATTCTAGAAGCAGGAACATTTAATGACTGATATAACTTCTTCTTGAAGTATTCTACATCGTCAATTTCTGCAAGGTTTTGTCCACCTGGCAAGGTTGTAATTTCTGTTCCTCTACCACCTTCTCTTCTTGGTAACCAAAAATCTTCCAACATACTCATATGTTTTCTATCATCTTTGATTTCACCTGTATCTGCGTTGTAAACAAGTTTATTTCTATACTTATTCATAACATCGGCAAGATACTGTTCTGCCTTTGCCTTAGGAAGATTACCTACATCTATGTAAAATATTCTTCTTTCAGGAGCCCTAGATAATCTATAGATTACTAGTGCATCTTCCATCATTGATAACTGATTTGCAGTCTTCAATGCTTTGTGCAAATATCCTATAACTGCATTTTTGTTAAAATCTAACAATCCTGAAGTTGTATAACATACTGCCTCAGGTGCAATTCTTACTGTTGTACCTTCATTAGTACCAGTTTTGTCGAATCCTTTATCGTTGAAAACATAAAACTCTTCAACTTTAGTTATAACATCGACACCTTCTTTAGCGTCTTTTGTAGTCTCAACATTCCTAACCTTCTTAATCTTAAGAGGGTCAACCTGTCTGATGTCTACAAGACCTTGTTTAGTCCTTTTGCCATCAACAACCTTATGGAAGTATATCCTTCCATCAACGTACCATTTTCGGAAAATTTCATGAGAGTTCTGATTGAACTTCATCATTGATAAGATTGCGTAAAACTCGTCTTGCATCTTGTTCTTGATGCCGTCAGAGAGTTTCACATCTCTGAGGTCGAGCGTTACTATCCTATCGGCACTATCCGAAGTGATACACTCATTAACTATATCTTCAATAGCTGCATCGCACTCAGGTACTAGAGAGGTTTCTCGGTATCGTCTAATGAGTTCGACCTCATTTTTGATACCACCTTCCATATCGACATAGGCACCATAAGCGCCTCCTGCGATGTAACCTGCATTTTGTGAGACAACGGGAGTTCCGTCATCATCAACTTGAGGTACAAACGACTTAGCGTTCTTAACCGAAGCAGCTCTTAACTCGTCTTTTTTACGAGTAATTTCAAATCCAAATATATCCATAATGTTATTTATACCACCTAAACATAGTGATATTCACCGTACTAATGTGTACTTAAATGACTCTTTCCCAGTGAGAATACGCAAATGTCACTTCAAATTCTTCTAAAGCATCAGCGTTCTCGTAACTTAATTCGATTGAACCTATTTCTTTAGGGAAAATGTTGAAAAATTCGTATCTCGCAAGGACTGAGTCGTCTTTACCTAGTTGTTCGACAAATGCTCTACTTAATAAGTAGTCTGTTGTCGCCATTCCTGTAGAAGTCCCGTGACCCTGTATTTCTGACTGCCACGATTCTAGTGCAGTTCTTGAAGAGAATTCATTATCATTGATAATTGTGACACTCCAATCTGCATAACTTCTATCACCTGCAAGTTTTAATGTTTGTCCTTTGAAAGGGACTAAAACTTCACCTAATGTAGCAGCTGGTATAGAAGATGCTTTTGCCAAGAACTCAATCTTGTTACCTGCACGAGGTAGAAAGACTCTGAATCTATTTGCCCTTGGGCCACCACCTATTAATTGTGCCTTAAATTGGTCTATTGTTGACATTTATATTACTCCTGTTAAACTGCTGAATAGATTTCTTCGAACTGAACACCACTTCGAGCAGCGACAAAGTTCAATGTTATATAGTTAATAGAACGAGCAGGTTTTACAAAGATAGAACATACAAATTCGTTCCTATCCATGACTGAATCAGTGTTGTTTGTTTCATCACAAACTACTGAGAAGTCTATTAAACCCCTTCTATTTTTTACGTCTCTTAGGAAAGGTTCGATTGCAGCCCTAAACTGAGCACGTGTGAATGCATCATTGTATTCAAATAGTTGTGCTTGAGCAGCGGTTGATATTGCTTTCTCTAATACGATAAACAATCTTCTTACATTGATTCTATCAAATGCAGAAGGTGTTGTTAATGCTGTTTTGTCTCCAAATAAGACTGTTCCTTGGCCTGGGAAGGTTGTTATTGGGTTAACTCTTGCACGATACAAGTCATCTCTAGATGCTTGTTTCGGGTTATATGCAACCTTAGTTATTCCTAGATACTGACCTCTTGAGAATCCTGCAGGACTTACCCATGCATCTCTTTGAAGGTCACTTCTTGCCATAATTCCAGCAGTGTGTCCGTTTGCAGGTATCCAACAGTACTTGTCGTTAAATCTGTCGTACTGATAAATCCATGTTGAATCTAATACTGCGAATGAACTTGAAGTTGCAGTGTTACAATCTGCAAGAACATTAGTTGTTTGAGTTGACTCTGAACTAACACCTACTACTGAAGTACGTCTTGGACTTGCGATAACCATGCAGTCTTTTCTTGCTTCTGCAAGTAAAATACCTTGGTTGACTAATGAAGTCCAGTTTGCAAGTGTATCTACTTCTGTTCCTGTACCATCGTCTGCCCTTGTAGAACCGACTAATAGGAATGAAATGTCTATTGAGTTTGCATCACCAAAATGATTTGACCATGCACCATGTTTTTGACCTACTGTACCTAGTCTTCCGTCTGCACCAAACTGTAATGATGAATTTTCAGGAGAAGTTGGTCTTCCAAATGCAACTGATATTGAAGCAGCAACTGTTGTTGTACTATTAACCAGTGCGTGAGTTGTTGTTGAATGTCCTGACCAATAAACGTAGTTTGATTTTGATGCAATAACATCTTTGTAGTAGTTAGAAGCACCTTGTGCATCTTTACCATCTGAAGCACATGACATAAAACCATGTGTTTCTAGAACAGTGTGTGTTTTACCACTGAATACTCCGTCTTCGTCTATGACTACAACGTGAATTTCGTCATCTGAACCACCACCTGCAGTTGCAGAATGTGATTTAGACGGTGCTTTTGCAAATAATGAGTGGTGTTCCCAATATCTGTCTATGTTAGTAGAGTTTGCGACTGCTTGAACTAGACCTGTTCCCGTAGGTTGACCTAATGCTTCAATCGTAATTGTTGTTGATGTTGGTAATGTTAATACTCTATATTCTGTTGTGTGACCAGTAAATCTAATTACGTCTCTTACAACGAATACGTTACTTGCAGTAACCGATATTGTTGTTTGACCTATTGCTTCAGCTGCATTGGTAGTAGTCACTGCATCATTGAAATATGCATTTGAAGATGCACAAGTTGATACTTTTAGTGAATTACCCTTAACACCTGCAAATTTAGATATAAATTTACCTACGGTTCCTGCTGAACCACCACTTTTAAATGTTTGTGTGTAATCGTCTCCACCCTTAAGTAGTGTTACATTAGAAGACCCACCATTGTTAGCATTTGCTAAACCTGTTGAGTTAACTCTAACGACTCTTAATGATGAACCGTACTTTAAAAATGATTCTGCTGAATAGAAGTCTTCTGAACCAGCGTCTGTATTAACGGGTGAACCGAACGTGTCTACTAAACCCTTTGAATCTGAAACTGTTATTACTTCATCAACAGGGCCCCATTGAAATGAACCAGCGAATGCACCCGTAGTCGTTGAAACTGCTGGTACAACATTCGTTAAGTCAATCTCGTTGACCTGTACGCCTGGTGATACTTGAAATGCCATACTTTTCTCCTGTTAATGTAAAAAGTTGTTGTTTACTGTTTTATTTATAACAATACTAATGTTAACAACCTTTTTACATTCTCTTTGTTAAATTCTTTATGTTCCTTTGACATACCACCTATCACCCTCATTATCAACAAAAGATGTTGCTTCGGGGGTTGCACTTGGGTCTCCGAAGATACCTGCAGGCAATAAGTCATTCTCTATTAATTTTTGTTGTTCTGAATACAAAAGGTCTTTGATTTGATGATTGGTTAAATGGTGAAAGTATTCAGTTGTTACGAACCAACTAAACAACACACAATTCATTACCAAGTCATCGTGATAACCTTTTGCAGCTTCGAACGACATACCTTTATTTATGAATGTCATAAGTTCAGTAATCGTATTTCTATCTACCAGTGTTAACCTGTTTTCTTCTAACAGTTCCTTTAGAGTAGAACATCCGATTCTCTTAATCTTTTTGTTCATTGTCACACCAATATCATCTACTTTGGTTTGACCTTGGACGAATACGTTTCCGTATTCTATATCAAAATGCAATTGGGTTGCTACCATCCCACCTTCTGCATTATTCTCAATTATCACCAATGCTTCATTGTATGACCTTGCATACTTATTTATAATATCAGGAAATAGCATAGGTGATATCATACTATTTCTATACACTGCAACCTGTTTAAAAGGAGTAGTGGTTATATCAAAAACCGTAAATGTCGAGTAATCCATCCCTCTACCCTTCGCAACATCTACTGTTATTATATAGGTGTGGTCGGTCTTGGGTCTTTCGTACATAGAGAAGTCTTCCTTCCACCATTCCGAATCTATCGACCTCATACCTAATAAACAATTAGAACTTATAAGTGTATTACCCGTTCCTAGGAAACTGTTACCATACTCCTGTTCAAACTGAGTTTCAGAAGTGTTTGCAATGGTTTGTCTTTTCCACTCTTCATCTCTGCCTGGCACATCATACCAGTTAATTGTGAAGGATTTATACTCAGATTGTTTCTGAACAGCACTTTC